GATGACCTTCCTAGCGTATCACCTAACTGGCATCCAGATCCTAAAATAATTAATGCACAGCGAATAAAAAAAGGTGAACCTGTTGGAGAATTTTATATTCATGGCAAGATGGCAGATGAATTAATACGTGATGGTTTAGTAACAGAACATGATCTACAGCCTTACAAAGAATACTTAGCCGTAGAAAAAATAGATAGAATATGATATTTATGATATACTGACATTGGGGATACGCTCCATAGTCCTCCCAATGTGGGGTTTGCCTCAACTAGCCCTAGTGTGTTGAACTGCTCCGCTAGGGCTTTTCTTTTTCTAAATATAGAATATAATACCATATATAGACGCACCCAAGCATGGACGGACTAAATGAGTACAAAAGAAGAACATAAATCTAAAATAGAAGGTTCAGGTAGAAAAAAAGGTACAGGCAATAAAGTACCAAAGTTGTTGAAAGACGCAATACTTGAAGCAGCAGAACGTGCTGGTCAATCTATAGTAGATGAAAGATATTCTGATCTTAGTAAAGCTGACCAAAGGTTTGTAGAGCAAGCTAAAAAAGAAGGTATGGTGCATTACTTAGAACATCAGGCATTAGAAAACCCTCATAGCTTTATGACACTAATGGGTAAGGTTCTTCCTATGCAAGTTACTGGTAGTGGTAGTCAGGGTGAACATGAGTTTGTCATCAAATGGAAACAATAGAGATAAACTATAAGCCCAGAAAACAGGCTAAAGAGTTTCACAACAGAAAAGAACGATTTGCTGTATTAGTTGCTCACAGACGTTTTGGTAAGACTGTAGCAGCCATAAACGATCTAATTAAGTCATGCTTCGAAATAGATTTGCCTAACGTCAGGGTGGCTTATATTGCGCCATATCTATCACAAGCAAAAGCTGTGGCATGGGATTATGCGTTAGAATACACCAGAGACATACCACATATTAAAGTAAACCACAGCGAACTTAGAATAGATTTTCCAAACGGAGCTAGATTTAGATTATTTGGTGGAGATAATTATAATGCTATTCGTGGATTATTTTTTGACCATGTATGTATTGATGAATTTGCTGACTTCCCTGCATCAGCCTATCCTACAGTTATTAGGCCAGCTACAGTAGATCGCAAAGGTAAGATTACAATCATAGGAACACCCAAAGGTAAAAACGAATTTTGGGAAATGTACGAATATGCAAAAAGCCACAAAGATTGGTGGTGCAAAATGTTTCGTGCGTCCGACACCGATATATTAGATGCAGAAGAATTAAAAGAAGCCAAAGCTGCAATGGGTGAAGATCGCTATGAGCAAGAGTTTGAGTGTAGTTTTGAGGCAGCTATTCAAGGTGCATATTATGCAATGGAAATGAAAACAGCCATGCAAGAAAACAGGATCGGTGTAGTGCCGTATGATCCTAGTGTGGGCGTAACCGTGTCATGGGATTTAGGTATAGGTGACAGTACGTCATTATGGTTTGCTCAATTTGTAGGGCAAGAAATACGTATCATAGATTTTTATGAAATGTCAGGCGTAGGATTAGATCACTATGCAAAAGTGTTAGATGAAAAAGGCTATCACTACAAAGAGCATATTTTACCACATGACGTGCAAGTAAAAGAACTTGGTACAGGTAGAAGCAGATTAGAGACGTTAGACGCATTAGGCGTTTCTAACATTTCTATAGCACCAAAGTTAGCAGTTGATGACGGTATTCAGGCAGCAAGATCAATGTTAAATCGTTGTTGGTTTGATGAAGAAAAGTGTGGGCGTGGTTTGGAAGCACTAAGGCAATATCGTAGAGAATTTGACGAAAAAAACAAATCGTGGCGTGGCAGACCTTTGCATGATTGGACATCACACGCAGCCGATAGTTTTAGATATATGGCAGTTGGGCGCAAAGAACAGCAAGAGTGGGGTGAACCCATAAGAAGAAATTTGCGTGGCATAGCTTAATGTGTTATGGTCACCTTAAACAGTGAGGTGATAGATGGCAAAACGTGGTTTATATTCCAATATCGCAGCAAAACGCAGACGTATAAAAGCTGGTTCTGGTGAAAAAATGCGTAAAAAAGGTGATAAAGGTGCGCCTACTGATAAAGCGTTTAAGCAAGCAGAAAAAACAGCAAAGAAACCAAAAAAGAAAGGGAAAAAATAATGCCTGGTTATCATATGGGAAAAAAGAAAGGCTCAAAGAAAAAGGGCGGTAAGAAAAAATAATGGGTATCTTGGATGATTTGTCTATGGGTCTTGGCCTAAAAGACCGTGACGATGATTACTACGAAAGAACAGCTAGAACACTAGGCAGAACGCAGGGAGAGGCACGTGAGGCGCAATATAGACGTTCACGTGGTTTTGGTCAGTTAGGGCGTCAAGGGTTGCTTTCTGGTAGTGGTATGGGTGGTTACCGTGATACAAGAGATATGTTTGATGGTGGTGGCCCTATGGCACGTGGTGGTCGATATGAGGGTGGTGGCTTAATCAGTTTCTTAGCTAACCTTGCAAACGCAGTCGCTGGTCGTGACATGGGTGAGAGGGTTGGGTATGGCGCACCTACAGAAACAACCATGAAGCCTAAACCTAGAATACCCACAAGTGAAACGTCTATTAATGATCTTCCAGATATGTCTATGCAGCCAATAGAAGGTGTAACAGTACCATATACTAATCCATATGCTGTTGGTGGTGGTTTTGAGGCTACAGCGCCATCTGCAACAGGAAATACAGATGTGCAGTCAGGGTTAAACACAGAAAATTCCACTCAGCAAAGTCCAATTAGCAACGATACTAATGCACGACTGCAAATATTTAATCAATTAATGAATACAGTGCCTGCTGGTGAAAGTTTTGAAAATACCCAAAAATATGCTGATGATATTTTGTATGATAAAACAAGATTGACTTTCGATGATTGGTTGCGGTTGCAATAAAAATGCCAAAAGAAAAAGACCCTAGATTAAAACGTGCTGGTGTAGAGGGCTTTAACAAACCTAAACGTACACCTAACCACAAAACTAAGTCACATATTGTCGTAGCAAAAGAAGGTGACAAAGTTAAAACTATACGCTTTGGTCAACAAGGCAAAACTGGCGATAAAAAAATGACAAAACGTGCAAAGTCATTTAAAGCAAGGCATGCAAAGAATATAGCTAAAGGCAAAATGTCAGCAGCATATTGGGCTAACAAGGTTAAATGGTAATGGCTGAAGGCATTATAGATTTTTTCTCTAGGGAAGCTGGGCAACGCAGACGCAGAGCATTAGATGAAGCTATCGGTGGTTTAATAGAATACCTGACACCACCTAATCTACGTCCAGCAGCAGAGTTTGTAGCGCAAGCAAACCCAATACAAGGTATGTCTGACAGTATGACAGCAAGTGGAGTTGTCTTTGATCCTGATGAAACGTTAGAAGCTAGGAAACGTGCAGCGTTAGATATGGGTATGGAAATGGCTTTTGCTTTGACACCTGCTGCACTGGCTGCAAGAGGCTATTTGACACCTGTTCAGGGCGTTATGGAAGGTTTGCTAGGTGGCTCACCTGCACAAAAAGCAATTACAGACGATTTAGTAGAAAGATTTACGCAACCAGGTGAAGTACCAGTTATGGGTAGTGGTTTAGGTGGCGCATACGAAATGATCGGCTCTGATTTGCGTAGAAATATGGGCGATGAACCATCTGCCTTAGAAGTTATGGGTAAAGAAGATCAGGGAAAAGGCTCTGGTTTTTCTAATATGAAAGCACAACGCTCAAGCATTATAGATGACCATTATAGTAAAGGTTTATTGTCAACAGAAATGACATCACCAGAAACGTTAACGTTTAATGATCTGGCTGGGAAAACTGTAATGGGTTTAGTTGGTGATCCAACAGCAAGAAAAACAGTGACACAAATAGGTAATTTACGGTTACCTAATCCAGTAGATGTGCAAGCTGGTGCAGAATTTATGGATATATATGGATATGCATCTGCAAGATCAGCAATGTCATCACAATTAAAAGAAGCTGCAAGTAGTGAAGATGCATTTTTTACGTTTCTGCAAATGGGCGATAAGTCAGGAGATTTTGCAAAACATACTGGAGACGCTGTCGGAGAAGCATTCAAAGCAGCCATGACAAGTAACAGCAATCCGATATTACGTGATAAAATTCCTGAAATAGACGCACATATTAGAAAAATTGGCGTATCAAAAAGCGACAAAGTTTTAGATAAAGATGGTAACGAAATACTTACTGCAAAAGGTAATCCTAAAACTAAAAGCTACACAGTTTATCCATTTGAAGATTTTAAATCTATAGCAGACCCAAATTACATGGCTGAATATATTGCTAATATTCCGACAGGGTCAGAACGTGCAGCATTCATAAAAGGTTTAGATAGGGACGCATTGCAGAAAGCTGGTGTGCCAAATATAGGTCAAATTAGAGTGGCGTTAGCTAATCCAGATTTAATTGGTAGAGATTTTTTAACTGCTGGTTATCGTGGTTTTTTTCCTGATTATGACAAAGGATTGATGCCAACAACTCCAGATATTCACAGCACCTACGACACTTACATTGATAAAATTGGAGCATCATATAATTTAGATCAAGGTGGTGGTGGTGTGCCAGCAAATCTATTATTTGTTGATAAGGCTGAAATGCAACGTGCCAAAGGCACTGGTGGTTTACTTGTTCCAACGTCAGCAG